AAGGCACATAATGGTCACCCCCAGAATGAAGCAGTCGACACTCTCGCCAGGGAGTGTGCAAAAAATATCCAGGTAACGTAATGGGTCAGGAAGATATAGACACCCAACCTGTTAAACACTTTTGGTGCGAGAAGCAGGAGCAACTTTTGGTACGTTGGGCAGAGAAGGCGGCGGGATACAGGTGGCTTCATAACCATGCACGCCTCTATTACAAGAAACAACACGATTACCTCTCCTATCCGAGTATAGTTATTGCGAGTATCACTGGTGTCGGTGGTTTCGCTGTCCTCAATCCAAGCGGTAGTGATGACGTTGACCCAGGTACGAAGACGAAAATTATTGTGGTTCAGTATTTTTTCGCATTCCTCAATGTTCTCGGTGGCATCCTGACTTCGATAAGTAAGTTTAGTCAAAGTGCAAATCTAGCTGAGGCACACTCTGCGATGTGCGTCCAGTACTCTAAATTTTATAGGAATGTTGATATGGAATTGTCCCTTGATGTCCAACACAGAGAGGATGTAGTCGAATTTGTGCAGAAGGCACGACAAGAATACGACCGACTCCTCGATGATGCACCTGATATACCAGCCATATCCATTAAGGCTTTCAATATAGAGTTTCCAGATAAAGAGAATAAACCTGACGTATGCAACGGTCTCAGTATTATCATGAGCGATGACGCGGCTTCAACGATTTCCTCAACTGCGAATCCAGTTTCGAGGTGGGTCACGAGTGTAAGAAAACTAAATTTTAGGAGGAAGAGTCAGGAATTACCTCGACAAAATTCTGTTGAGGTATAGTAAATGCAACAGCTTGTTCTCATCCTCGTGACAACCCTATTCTATGGCCTCATTTACACAGCCATCCATCAGGCTGACCCCGATGCTTTCGGTTTCGAGAGTATGATTGACCCCTTCTACTTTGCGTTCACCACCATGAGTACTGTGGGCTACGGCGACTATGGACCCAAGACGAACATGGCGAAGATTGTCGTCATGTCCCAACAGTTCATCCTCATGGGTGAGATTCTGAGCATGATTGACTTTGGTAAGAAGGTACCCAAGGTGAAGATGAACGCTGCCGCCGCCCTCCCCAAGTTAGCTTAAATTGTGGAATAAAATATACATACATTGTAAATGAAGGTACTCATCATTTTGTTTGTGCTACTTATCCTTCACTTATTGTGGATTGAGATGCGGAAGAAACCAGCCTTTGACAACAGTTGGGAGTACCCAGAAGGGTACGAGGACGTTAACGAAGAACTTCATCAGAAGGGTTTCAAGGTCATTCGTGGTTGCGTGAAACCCGAAACCATCGAGCAGTTTAGGGAGAATGTCGGCAAGAAAGATGTCAACTACAAAGGTATCTCCCCCGTCGTGTATGACGTGAAGGATTGTCTTCGTGAGCTCTTCGGATGGGAACCTGTGATGACAAAGTATCGCGTGAGCAACCAAGAAAACAAGATTGACGCCAGTTTCCTTCACAACGACCTCAAGAATGTCTCGAGGACAAACACACCCATCCCATGTCATACGGTTCTCCTCTATGGGGACAAGGGTCGGATGCAATTGATTCCAAAGTCTCACCACAAGACCCATGGTTCTGTGATTCACGCTGCCCATGACCTAAAGAATGTCATCACAGTGGACATTGAACCTGGTGACCTTCTCCTATTCAACGCATCCCTCATGCACCGAGGTGTCTTCTTCAACACCGAGGACAATAGGAGATTGATTCAGTTTTTCGAGGTGTACCCAAACAAAGAAACCTTCGATAAGTTTGCCACGATGGTTGACACAAGCTACGTCAACAAGTCTCCAGTGCTAAAGACACTCCAAAATGTCAATCGTGCGACATCTACTCAACCCGCCATCAACGAGATGACAAACATTCTCATGTACTTCAACTACAGATTGGGTAATCAACCACAGCTGAATAAAGTTCCTGACAAATATGACCCTATGTTTGCGTCCAATGAGACCAAGAGGCGTCTTGAGAGTATGGATGACACGACAATGAACATCTATGTTCCCATGACTGACGCCTGTCCCGAAATAAATAAAAATATCAGGAAATGTTAGATGATTCCCGTCATTTTCTTTTTACTTGTAGTGGTGGATAGCATCTATGGATTTACACGCACTCCAAGGACATGTAAGAAAAAGACGCTCATCACAGAGTTGGTGTTTCTCTTTCACGTACTCGTAATGACCTATTCCATGCTGAGTCCCTTTATTTTGAAGGATTACATTTCGAACTTCATGTTCAATGCGACGATGGCGTTATCGTGGTTCGTTACGGAGAGGGTGAAGGACAAACCCATTTGTATGTTGTCTGCTATGGAGGATGTAGTGTGCGAAGATAATGAACCTCTGCGTCAAGTTCCGACACACTACGTCATCTTAACAACGGCTATCATGTTGTATGACGTTTACATGTTGTTGAGGGCGTAAAACTCTCTCGCCTTCACCTTGATACGTTCGATGTACGCATCATTTCTATTGACATGTCCATAGAGACCACAAGGCCAGTTCCCCTCGAGGACGTAGACACCATCACAATCAACCATCAAGTCCCAACCAATCGTAAAACAGAAATCGAAATCGCGCACATGAAGTTGACGAAGCTTCTCCACCGTGTCTTCTATTTCTGGAACGTGTACGTGTTCCTTAGATGTACCACCCTTTACCAAGTTAGACGTCACTTTGTCATCATTTTTAAATTCGTAGATGACGAGAACTTCACCGTCATGGGTTGTGATGACACGGAAGGTTCGAGACCCATCGTATCCACAACTTCCGATTTTTTCCTGAATGAGGTGGTTCGTTTCAGTGGGTTTGACATCCTTACCCTTCACGAGTTTTATACCGTTTCCAGTCGTACCGTATTCAGGTTTTGAGATGTACTCCTTCTCAGGGTCGAGGTCATCGTACACCTGAAAAGGCTTCGTGGTCGCATACAACTTGGGAACGTCAATTCCATTCTGTGAGAGGTACATATCCCAAAATATCTTACTCTGCAAGTTCTGCTGCATTTTCGCATAGGGTTTGGTGAAGCAATAGGCGTTAACGAGTTCACCATCAGATACTTTCATGAGTCGGTTTTTGTCAAAGTAAAATGGTGCCATCAGGTATTTATCGACACCCACATCGTACTCGACTGGATGTTGAGACACGTGTCGATAATCTCCGTGCATCATGAGCTGATACAACATCTTCTTCTCCACGTCGTTCGTGTTAATGATAAACAGTAACACATAAATGAAGAGGAACATCAAGAGATATTTCACCATTTGTATATACCAATATAAAAAGATGGAGTGAGTATCACCCAGATGAACGTCGGGATTCTGACAGCTGGTGGTGTATGTCCAGGTGTGAATAATCTTATCCACTCACTCACCATCTATGAAACTTCTCGGGACAATCGCATCATTGGTTTCAATGAAGGATTCCGAGGTCTAAACAACAACGCTCGGATGGAGCTTTCACGTAAAAACATTGAAGAAGGTGCGGGTTCTATCCTACGTGTCTCATGTGAAAGTGTTGACGTCGAGGATGCCATGAGGAGTATGAAAGACCTCGAACGCCTGTATTGCATTTGTGGCAACGAATCCATGAAGAGTGCTGCTAAACTCGCTCTCGATGATAGAGTCGATACAAACATCATAGGTATCGCCAAGACTATTTTCAATGACATTCCAGGTATGGAATCTATCGGATTTCAAACAGCTGTTCAGGAATTTGCGAAGTACATAGACTATGCTTATATAGAAGCTACTACAACAAACTCTATTGTTTTTGTAGAAGCACCTGGACACAGGGTCACTGAACTCTCCACACAGGCTACGTTCGCCAAGTATTCCAAAGTGACTGATGTGATTAATAAACAAACCATTAACAACATTTCTAAATACCAAATCAAAAATAACTATGAGACCCAAGGCTACGCTGTAGTGGTCGTCGCAGAGACGTGTGAGTATCAAGATGTTATGGATTTCCTCGAAGAATACGTTTACACGGACATTAAAGTCATGAACCCTGGTTTCGTCATTCGAGATACCAAGGCTTGTGCGTATGACACCATCATGTCTGTGAAAGTTGCGCGAGAAGCTTTTGAAGATGCCCAGAAGTTCCGCAACTTTGTGATAGGTGGAAATGCGAAGATGACCTTTGAGAACTATCTCGAAATTGCTTAAAGATATGAGGACTAAATAATATGTGGTCTACCCACGAACTCCCGTAATGAAACGGTTATCATATGATTCTTATACAACTTGTATGTTATGACGGAGTAGAATCCGTGGAGTGAAGTCAAATTCTGGGTTCGATTCCCAGCGGGAGTATTTTTATAAACATTTTGTATGTGTTTATAAAAATACTTTAATTTGATAGTTTGTACTTTTTTAAACTATTCACTGCTTCTTCTTCTGTATCATATGATCCCATGTATGTGTTAACACCATTTATCATCGGCATTACTACCCACTTATTTCGTTCTTTTCTAAAGTACACACCACCTTCTCCATTTGGAACTCTTTTTTTTGAATAGGTGTCTAAATATTTTTGTGGATATCGAGTATATTCAATCTGAAAACATTTTGCCTCTTTTTCTGTTTTGAAATTTCCAAGAGAACCACAATTATTAGTCTTCAAAGTCCATGATGTTGTTCTTCCATCAATTTTTGATTTGTTTTCATGTATATATCCAAGTAGTCCATCATTTTTTAGTTTTGCATTCTTTCGTTGGTTTTCTGTCATAAGCTTAATTGTATTTTGACATCTATGTTCACCTCTCCCACCACCAGATGAAAGATTGTACCCATTTGGGTGCATGGTATTAAAGTATTTAATGTAATACTTCTCTTTTTCCGAAATCAATTCATTCTCACCTTCCCATAATACCTGCTTTTCAAAATTGTCGAATCCATATTCATCGATAGCACATTTTAATGCTCGACAATAACTTTTTCCGTGTACGTGACCATTCATTCTTTTTTTGAATGATTGTACCGTCTGTCCAATATACGATTTTCCTTCTGGTGAAGTTAATTTGTATATTAAACCCATGTATGATAAAATGACTCAATCTTTAAATATACATTTATAAAGATGGTCATGGATTACAAAATCAAAATTAGGGACTCTACAACACCTGAAATACTTGATTCTCTATTTGAACATGCGTGGACATATCAGAAACCCGTGAAGTTTGTGATAGATGTCACAGGGTGTAGAAATGTATCTTTAGGTCGAATACTCTCAATGAAAGGGGTTCTTGATAAACATCGCTCAAATTCCAGGAAGTACATAGAACATTCAGAGGTCATGGTCAGGTCGCGTTTTGTGAAGACTCTACTGAACATAGGACTCTCGATTATCAGAACGGAGAGACCCGTGTATATAAAACTTGCTAAATGATAGGGGATGCGGTACGGCTCGGTGGCGCGTAAAATGTTCAAGGTACGTTGGGGCCTCCATGACAAGGGTCTCGTTCAAGACCATCATGTCATACCGAGGCAGCATGCCAAACATCCAACTGTGAAGAGGTTTGGATACGACATGAATGCAAGTTCCAACCTGGTCATGTTACCCACAGAGCGAGGGAAGGAAGTTCTTCGTTTGAGGGAGGGACGTCTCGTACATGCAGGTAAGCACACAGGGTACAACAAGTATGTCGAAAATATCTTGAACGTCATCACTACAGAGGAAGAA